CAAAAAGATTTTGGTGCAAAAGAACTACAGGTATTTTCAGAATTTCAAGAAAAATTAGCTATATTTATGGCTGATAAAAAATTAGTTAGTAAATATCTAGGCATTTCTGGTTCAAATACTATCCTTCAAGATATTGAGCAAGGCTTAATAAGTATTATTAAAACTGGTAATGCTAAACTAACGAAACATCAGCCACAAAAAGTCAAACCCCCAAAAGTTACGTTAGCTAATAATACTAAAATTCCTAGATCAAATGTAATTACCGCTGAAATTAGAAATCCGTCATCAGGAAAACCTATTGAAGAAGATTCATTAAATCTAGTAAATTTAAAAATGTTACTAGATTTACACCTACAAGATGTAGTAAGTGCTAACATGGGTTCAGGTACTCGTAAAGATATATTGAACTATAGAACAGGTAGATTTGCTAGTTCTGTTACTGTAGAACGATTAACTATGGGTAGACAAGGTATGATAACGGCATACTATAACTATATGAAAAACCCATATGCAACTTTTAGCGAAGGCGGTAAGCAGTCAAAACCTGCTAGTAGAGATCCTAAACTGTTAATAGCTAAATCAATACGAGAAGTAGTAGCAGAAAAAGTTGCAGCTAGATTAAGGGCCGTAGTTGTATGAGTAAAAGAGCAAGTATAGTAACTGCAATAGCAAATAAACTTATTGAACAATTAGATGGAGTTCAATATAGTACTAATTTATACGGAAATGCTTATCCCAAGATTAAATTTTGGGATGAAGTTCAAGATTTTCCATCTGTTTATATATCTGCAGGTACAGGAGCTCGTGACTATCAGTTATCGGGTTTTATTTGGGGCCTATTAAATGTTAGTATAAAGTTATATGTTAATAGCGAAGATAAAGCACAAGAAGAACTAGAAGTCTTACTTGAAGACGTAAGTAAATGTATTGATGCAAATCGTGTATTAACTTATGATCAAGCACTTAATCTCCAAACAACTGAAATACTAATTACAACTATCACTACTGATCAAGGACTATTACGTCCTTACGGAGTTGGTGAAATAAACTTACAGGTGCGATATGCACTACAATAATGTAACCGGCATCGAAACAGATAAATATCTAGTAGGAATGCCTAACATTGCAAATTAAAAAGGAAAAGTTATGGCAGTTAATTTAATTCGTAATAGTAGAGTATTCTTTACTACTAACGTTGATAGCTACGGTCGGGTCAAGATTGGTACTTTAAAAGATGGTACTAGTCCAATGACTACTTCAAATACTTGGGAAATTCAGGTTTTAGATAGCCTTACATTTAGCCAAAATACTACACAAGATACAGTTACTTTAAATGAAGCCGGTGCTGCACCAAGCCGCGGTCAACGTTCATTTAATACTGCTTTACAACCATTAGATTTTTCGTTCTCTACTTATGTACGCCCCTATAACAATGGAACTACAATTACTGCTGAAGAACGTGTTTTATGGAATGCTTTTGGTGGAGCTGCTGCTATTAATGCAGGTACTGCAGCTTGGACAGAAACTTCAAGCAGTGCAAATATGACATGGTTAAATTCTAATAAACACCAATTGTTACCTTTTGGTTTAATTATTATATTTGACAGCGCTGCATATGCTTTAGATAATTGTGCTTTAAATACAGCTACAATTGATTTTGGAATTGATGCTATTGCTGCTATTCAGTGGGCTGGTAAAGGTTCTGCTATTCGTCCATTAACAGACTTACAAGCAAGTAACGCAAGTCCAGTTGTATTTAGCGGTACAGATGTAAGCGGTACTACACCAGATCCAGCAGACCAAGCTTACGCTAAAAATACTAATGCTCGTTATATTACTAATAAGTTAAGTACTATGATTCTTAACGATGGTATTAATGATTATACTAATAGTAATACAACATATCCTAGCTATGCTGTAGCATTAACTGGTGGTAGTATTAGCTTTAACAACAATTTGACATATTTAACACCTGCTAATTTAGCAACTGTTAACTTGCCAATTACATATTTTACTGGTACACGTGCTATTTCTGGAAACGTTACTGCATATTTAAAAACAGGTACTGCCGAAACAGCCGTATTGTTACAGGATATGTTAACAGCTTCTACAACAACAGTTGACCCTAAATATACAATCAATATTCAAATGGGTGGACCTACTAGTAATTTAACTGGTGTGGAAATTAAACTTCCTGCTGCTATGTTACAGATTCCACAAATTAATACAGCACAAGTTATTTCTACAACAATTAATTTTACTGCTCAAGGATATACAGGCACTGGTTACGATATTACAGCTCAAAACGAAGCTTCACTAGTATACCGTGCTGCGGCTTAAGCCGGGACTTTATCGGCAAGTGCTGGGTTGATCTCCAGCACTTCTTTTCTAATTTATAAATAATAATAGGACGCCAAATGGCAAACTCAGAACAAATCAGCTTAAAATCGTTACTTGTACCTTCAAAAGTTATTGAAGTAGAGTATCCCGGCATGCCAGGTTTTAAAGTTAATTTAGGATTTATTAGTCGTGAAACATTAATTAATCTGCGCAAAAAATCTACTAAAACAACGTATAAAAATCGTCAGACTGCTGATGATTTTAATGAAGAATTATTTTTAGAACTTTATGCTGAAGCAGCCATAAAAGGTTGGTCAGGATTAAAATTTAAATATATTAACTTGTTAGTTCCTGTAGATGTTTCTAAATATGATCAAGAAGATTATTTAGGTTATACCGCAGAAAACGCTTTAATGCTTATGAAGAATTCTTCAGACTTTGATAATTTTATTAGCGAGTTTGTTAGTGATTTGGGAAAGTTTTCGAAGAACAGTTAAATAAGATCAAAACAATGATTCAAAGCTATTTACAAAATGCTAATGTTGGTATGACCAAAGATCAGTATTTTGAAATGTGCGAAACATTGGGATCGGATCCAGTTGAAGATCAAATACCAGTAGAATTTAATGACTTTCCAGATGAAATTCAACTTGCAATAAGCATTTATAGATTAATGCGAGATGAGTGGGAGTATATGGGTGGTACTTATACTGGTAAAAACTTTAATGGTATATTTGAACTGTTTGACGTTTACAATATTGAACAGCTAGATAAACGATATTACCTAGAATTAATACATATTATAGATGGTATTAGAATTCAAGAAACTAGAAAAAATAGTCAAAAATAAAAAACCGCTAACTAATACTTAGCGGTTTTTTTATTGCTTAAAATTTTTCGGTTTGACAAGTATGTCCTCAAATGATATAATGGGTGAACTTAATTATATTATTGTAATTTTTACAGTATAGGTTGGAGAATATATGGCAGAGCATACAGTCACAGCAAATATAGATATTACAGATAGCGGTGGTACGGCAAATAAACGAATACAAGACCTACGTGCAATCAATGCTGAAACAGATAAGATAGAAGCAAGTAATAAACGTAGAAGTGCCGCTGCATATAAAGCAGAAAACACTGACTATAATGCTGCCCGTGCAATTGGTGGAGGCACAGGTGCGGCTGGACGTGATTTTGGAAAAGAAGCAAGAGCGTTAGGCGGATTAGTAGCTGTGTATGCTCAATATGCAGCTACAGTGTTTGCTGTTGAAGCAGCTTTTCGTAAATTAAAAGATTCTGTAGATGTTGAAAATATGACTACAGGTATGGATCAGTTAGCAGCAAAAAGTGGTGTTGCACTAGGCTCTTTGTCAAAAGAATTTCAACGAGTAACTGGCGGCGCTATTAGTCTTAAAGATAGTATTGACGCAGTTGCAAAAGGTAGTGCGGCCGGATTAACTAATACACAAATTTTAGGTCTTGCAACAGGAGCTCAAAAAGCAGCTACAGCCCTTGGCCGTGATTTAACTGATTCTATTGGTCGTGTTACACGCGGTGTTGCCAAGCTACAACCCGAATTATTAGATGAATTAGGTTTATATAGTAGAATTGGTCCAGCGGTAGAAGACTATGCTGCTAAACTAGGCAAGTCTACACACGCATTAACTGAAAATCAGCGTACTCAGGCATTTGCAGTAAGAGTACAAAAAGAATTAAATGATAAATATGGCGAGATCCAAGTAATAGTCAATCCATATGATAAATTATTAGCTACTTTAACTGACTTAACACAAGTCGGATTAAGTTTTATTAATATGTTTTTAAAACCAGTAGCAAGTTTATTGAGTGAAAGTCCTGCAGCATTAACTGGTGTATTAGCTTTATTGGCAAGTACTGTATTAGGCAAGTTTATCCCAGCTTTTAGCGAATTACGAAAAGGTACACGTGATGAAGCAAACCGTTTAGCCGAAGTTGCTAAATTTAAAGCCGAAGATTCAGCTAAATCATTGTCACAAGCTAAATTAGATGCTGTTGCACAATTAAGAGTTAAAAAA